TGCGAAGGCTGGTCGCCACTGGTGTATTACAAAAAAACATTGCCAAGGAATTCGGCATTGCAACGGCTACCGTGTCTCGCATTGCCACAAGAAAACTATGGGCACACATTTAGTACACGCAACACAAAGCGCTGAGTCACTTGTTGTCATGATGGCCCGGGTTAGCAACCCAGATAACGCGGCCAACACTGACACTGCACCGCAACTGCTGCGCTACTTGATCAAGCACCACCACTGGTCACCGTTTGAGATGGCCAGCATGTGCATCAAGATTGAAACAGAGCGCGACATAGCTGCTCAGATCTTGCGACACAGATCGTTCAGCTTTCAAGAGTTTTCAACGCGGTACGCCAGGACCACCGTTGCTGAAATCCCTTTTATGCGCAGGCAAGACAAAGTCAACCGCCAGAACAGCTTGGACGACCTGTCCGCTGCTGACCAAAAGGCGCTGATGTACAAAGCAGGTGAGTCCATCGTTGCGGCCTACTGCGTCTACGACGAGCTGTTGGACGCTGGAGTGGCCAAGGAGTGTGCCAGGCGCATTTTGCCGCTGTGTACGCCAACAACGCTGTACATGCACGGCAATTTGCGCTCATGGCTGCATTACATCCAACTGCGCTGTGGCCCAGAGACCCAACTGGAGCATCGCCAGGTGGCGCAAGGGTGTCGTGACATCTTTGCTGATCAATTCCCAATCATCGCCGAGGCTGCTTTCCAGTGATCCTGAACGACAACCAGATCCATGGCCTGATCAAAGAAGGCATGGTCAAAAATTACTTACCAGAGCTGATAAATCCAGCCAGCCTTGATTTACGCCTTGGTGACTTGATCATGATTGAGTCCGCAGAAAGCCACGAAATGATTCCGTTGAGCATTAGCAAATGCACGACGGATAACCCGTACCTTCTGACTCCCGGGCAGTTTGTACTTGCACAAACAGTGGAAATCTTCCACATGCCAGAGGATATCGCTGGCTTGTTCTTTTTGAAGTCCAGTCGCGCCCGCGAAGGCTACGAAAACCTACACGCTGGCTATGCAGATCCCGGATGGCACGGCAGCAGCTTGACCCTTGAGCTGAAGAATGCCCGCCAGCTGCAATCCTTGCCCCTTTACCCGGGTCTGAAGATCGGCCAGATGGTGTTTTTTCGTATGAGTGCCCAGCCAGCAGTTAGCTATGCGGCCGTTGGCCACTACAACAACGACCAGCTAGTCACACCGTCGTGTCAGTTCCTAGATCTCAAGCCCCGACTAGGCAAGTCCGTTAAAGTGGCTTGAAACCCAAAGCGGCCATGGTCGAAATCATTGCCGCTTTGGTCGGCTCAGCCCTTACGGCAGTCCTGATGGGCGCCAACGGGGCCATTCGAGGCAACATGAGTAACCGGGACGTCGTGACTCGACTGACTGTGGCCGTCGAAAACGTGGCCACACGCCTTGAAGAGCTGCACGTGGACATCAAGGTGGACCGCAAGGAGACCTTCTCCCGCCTGAACCAGGTCGAGCAGCGTGTTTCCATGCTGGAAGTGCGCTGCCAGCATTCAAATGAACAGGCTTGAACGCAGCCTTGAGCTGGAGCTGAGCGAAGAACGCGTTCAGCGCACCTTGCTTGAGTTGTACCAAGACGAAGATTGGTCAGGCTTGCTGGCCACAGCTGAATTACTGAACAACGCATGGCACTGTGAGGCCATGGTCACCAGTTGGCTGGCCAGGGAAGCTGCAGACAAGCTGAGTCAGGCTTGGCAAGCTGGACCGTAGACACCACAACCCCATGACGCCCCGGATTGCCGAGTACATCGCCGTTGCCGTTGCCGTTCATGGCGCCGCAGTGGCCATTGTCAACCTGACACCCACCCCCAAGGACAACGAAGCCCTGGGCAAGTACAGCCGGATGGCTGTGAAGCTGTACAGGGCCATTGAAATCCTGGCTGGCGTCGTCACCCCACTGGTAAAGCGATGAAAGGCAAGAGCAAGGCTGACAAAAAGATCAGCAAGGTCATGCGGGAGTACAAGAGTGGGGGCCTGCACAGCGGAAAAGGGGGCCCTGTGGTCAAGAACCCCCGTCAAGCACTGGCTATTGCCTTGTCAGAAGCTGGCGTCAAGCGACGCAGTCAGTAATCCCAGCGGATGCGGGGTTTACCAGGGCGCATCCCGATGTGGATGAAGCCTTTGGGTGCCCCGTACCCCAACGAATACGGCCACTCCTTGTCGGCCCAGTCCTGCAAGGTGTGCGTGGACAGGCCGTCGATGTAGAAGTCCAAGGCACCTGTGTCCTTGGCGTCGTAAAGGTGCTCGCTGCGGCTGGCACCACCCACCTGGGCGTTGATTTTGGCTGGCCTGTAGCCGCTGGTGATGATTGCAGGGCGATCAAAGTGGTCCCTGGCCTTCTGGACAAACTTGGCCAGCACCACAGCCGTGTTGCACTGGTGCTGAGCCACGAATCGACGGGCCTCTGACTGCTGAGCAATCTCTCCGTACGTCACGTTGTCCGTGATCTTGTACGTGAACGACGAGCTGGGCCAAAAGATGGCTTGCTTGGCCTCTGGTGCTACCCGGTACAAGTCCCCAAAGGTCTGCAGCTGCTCGGGTGCCAGGGTTGCTTCTAGGGCGTTCCAGGCTGCCAGCTGATGCGGCATCTCTTTGTAGTGCTTGGCGGCGTTAGCAAGGCGTATGGCAGCCATTTGACACCACAGGGTCTCTGGGGAATATTTGCACGTTAGTCACGTGCCAAGGCACCTGCTCCCACACGTCACAGCGGGTTGCGACGTCCCAGGCCATCTCTTCTGTTTCGGCCATCACAACGGTTTGGAACGACCCAGACGTGACTTCACCCTTGGGGCCCACAAGAGCCCCGGGTAACCGAATCACCCAGGCTCTGATACCAGGCCTTTCAACTCCTAGTGCGCATCCAGCCGCCTGCCGTGGCCGCCTTAGGCAGATCTGCAATACTGCCGCCCAAAAGGCTCCGGTCAAGAGCCCCTTCGAGGTCTCCCATGTACGCCTGAAGCTCGAGGTCCCAGAGCTCCGACTGTCGTTCCTTAACCGCACGGTCCTCATCAATGGCCAGTGATTCATTCCAATACTGAACCGCACCGGCCAAGGCGTCCAGCCGGTCATCGTGGGCCAGGCAGCCACGGTCGACGGTCAGGTGGGTCAGCTGATGGAACAGCTGGTACGCCAGACGCTTGTCGACAGCTTCGTCATCTCGGGTCTTGGAGTCCCCTTCAATCACAGATCGGCTGACGATGAGCCGGTGTTGGTTCAGGACGGGCTCTAGGGCCGCAATGATGCGCCGCTCCTTCTGCACGTTGGACCGGACGGTCTCAACGGTGCATGGGTGCTGCAGATTCAGATAGGGCTTCAGAAGGCTCTCCAGCATGCCTTGACCGAACTGGTCCTCCAGGAGGATCAGGTTGACCTTCCGGCGCTTTGCAGCGGCTGCTAGGCCCTCCAGAACGAGCTCTGAGTAGCCATCACGGAATGCACCGGACTCCAGCAGGAACAAATTGCCGTTGAGGTGCGCAACGATGGCGTACGCCGTCTCGTCCAAGCCACGACCAGACGGGTCAATGAACATGACGCAGCCTTGGAACGGCAACCACGACCCGTGGATGTACGCAGGGCGGTAGTAGTAGTCGCCACTGAACCCAACGGTGGGCAGGTCGCTGATGCGGTACTCAGCCCCAGACGACCACACCAGCTTTTCGGGGGCGTGATCAGAGACCTCCAGGACCATCAGTTCCGCCAGCTTCAGCGGGAACCGCTCCTGATCGCTGAGGGTGGTGTCCAGCTGGAACTGCAAAGCAAAGGCTGACCTGCCGTACGACGTCTCCCGTTCCAACAGGTCCATCTCGCTGAAGCGATCAGGGTCTGTTGGTTGTCCAGCCAGCTCTATGGCCTGCTCTGCAATGACCGGGGCCAAAGCATCGCCGTACTTGATGGGCTTCTCGGGGTACCGAGCTGGCCAGATCCGTACCTCGTACGACCGTTGGGCCAGCTTGTTGTAGATGGACTCCTCGGTCTGAGGAGTACCCAGGAACATGATTTCGCCACCTGGCTTGAGGATGGCGTTGAACTCACCCACAGCTGCCAGCAACTTCTCCCGGATCCCCACAGACCACGACGTCGTCGGTGTTTCAACGTCGTCAGACAGGATCAGGTCAGCCCGGGACCCAGTCAGCTGTCCAAAGATCCCCACGGCCTTGACAGAGGGGCTTTGGTCTGGAATGGATGGCCTGACGTCGAACCGGTTCACAGCACTGCGCTGTTCATCCCGGTCTGGCTCCAGGCACTGCAGCATCGGCATCTCACGGATGAGCCGCATGCAGAACATGGTGAAGTCGTCAGCCCGTGTCTTTGAGGCCGACACCACCATGATCTTGAGCTGAGGGTTCCCCCGCAGCAACCAGAGCACGTAGGCCGCGGCCATCCAGGACTTACCGACTCCACGGAACGCTTCAACGATCCGGCGCTTGGAGCCGTGCTGCATGTACCCAGCAATGTCCAGCTGGATGGGGGTTGGGTCTGGCAGGGTCAGATGGCGCCAGACCAGGACCAGGAAGTATCTGAAGTCAGACGACAAAGGCTCCGGTAGGCCAACCCAACCAGAGCCCCGTTGTTCCGACATCAGCTGTTGACGGAGTCAATGACCACGAAGTTGATTGTCACTGCTTCCGACAGGGAGCCAGCGCTGGTGTTGGACAACCGAATCACCGAGGTCCCAGCCCCAACAGAGACGACGTGACACTGGTACGAGCCAGCCGTGCCACCCGTGCCTTGGTTTGCAAGGACGACGTCAGTGCCGCTGATGGCGCTGTTGGTCATGGTGAACTGGACGGTTGTGGTGGCGGCCAGTGCTGCAGCGTGTGTCGTGATGACACCAGCCTTGGCGTTGATCACAACCGCAGTGGTCTTGGAAGTCCCTTGGGTTACAGCAGCCCCGTAGCCGGTACCGATGCCAATGGCCGGAGCGTTGGCAATGGCGTTGTTGGTTGGGGTGGAGATGTAAAACCCAGATGGGATGTCAGAGGGATCGGCCATGGGGAGTTAGGCGACCTTGCGCCGTGGCATTTGCACCACTTTATCCAGGTCAGGCAAGGAGGCCACCAGGTCCCCAAAGTTGGAACCGACGACAGGCTGCGCTGATATTCCGTTGTCTTTGAGGAACTGACGAAGGATGTTCAGCTCAGATGTGCTGATGGTTCCGTCGTCCAACTTGGACTTCAGGTGCCAGGCAAGGTCGGCATGGAGGTCCGAAAGGACCTGTGGTGTGTCGGAAGCCATGGGCGACACAAAGGCGAATGAACACACCATAGGGAGCAACGGCAACCAGTACAAGCCAACTACTGCGACCTATTGAAGGGGTCTAACCAGAATCCCCCTAAGTATTACTATAGATAACTATAGTTATCTATAGATACCTATAGATAACCTAAGGATATATAGCTCTCCGATAGGAGAGCGTTACAGGAGAATAAAGTGATACCAATACCAGGTGAACTAAGGAGTACTAAGGAGTACCAAGGATGTTGTTGTTAGTACTAATAAAAGAAGAACCTAAGAGATCTATAGACACCTAAGTACACCTAAGAGCACCTGCGTTTAACTCAGAGGCAGACGTCGGGGTAGGGG